CATCATCGACGAGCTCGAGGCCCACAGGGATGGCGGCGAGCTCTACACCGCCCTCACGACTGGCACCGGCGCACGAGAGCAGCCGTTCACCCTCTGGATCACGACCGCCGGTGTCGCCGGCGAGGGCATTCTCTCCGATCTCTATGAGTCGATGTTCAGCGGGTCGGGCACCCTGGAAGAGCGGGGCAGTCTGCTCATCTACCGCGATCGCGGCAATGGCACGCTCATCTACTGGTACGGCGCGCCGCGTGACGCTGACATCGAGGACCCGGCCGTCTGGCTTGCCTGCAACCCGATCTCCTGGCTGCATGACGGGAAGTATCTGGGCGGGCAGTTCGCCAAGCTCAAGGCCCGAGGCGCGCTGCTCGAATGGCGGCGCTACCACCTCAACCAGTTCCTCGGGACCTCGGAGACCTGGCTCAAGCCGGGCGGCTGGGGCAAATGCAAGGGCGACTCTCCGCTCAATGTCGCCCTGCCGATCGGCGTGGGGATCGATCGCAGTCCGAACGGCGAACTCGCGGCGATCGCCGTGGCTCAGAAACAGGGGGATCGCGTCGTGACCAGAGCGCGAGTGTTTCCCGCGGAAAGTGCGACGGGCATCGTCAGCACTGAGTCGATGCGCGAGGTCTGCCGCGACCTTTTCGTCACGTACCCGTTGCCGCAGACCGCCGACGACAAGACCAAGCGCCCGATCCCCGGGCCGGCCTTTGGCTTCGATCGGATCCCATTCGGGGAGTCGGCCGACATGCTCGCCAGCGAGGGTCTGAACATGGTCGAGATGAGCATGACGCCCGCCGTCATGGCGCCGCCTTCGACGACGACCTACGAGCTCATCACCTCCGGGCGTCTCGTTCACGACGGCGACCCCATCCTGGCTGAGCACGTCGCCAACACGATGGCCACGCTCAGCGACCGGGGAATGAAGGTGGTCCGTTCCACCAACGCTGCGAGGCCAAATGTGCTGTGCGTGGCCATGGTGAGGGCGGTGGCGATGTGCCTCCTCGAGGCGCCAAAGCCCTTCGTTCGCCAACCCCGAAAGGCGGTCGGATTCTGATGTACGACCCCACCCAGACCACGACGCTGAAGATCGGGAGCAACGAATGGTGGCTGTCGCGTCTCGGCAAGCGACTCGATGATCGCCAGACGCGCATGGCCCAGCTGGAGGACTACTACCAGGGCCGGCAGCCGCTGGCCTTCGTCTCCGACACGTTCAAGGCCGCGTTCGGCGATCGCTTCCGCATCTTCAGCGCGAACTTCATGAGCCTGGTCGTGGACACGCATCGCCAGCGGCTGCAGGTACAGGGCATCCGGATCGGCGACCACACCACGGGCTCGACCGATGCTTGGGACTGGTGGCAGCGCAACCGCCTGGATGCCGAGTCGCAGACCGCCTTCACCGAGGCCCTCGTCAAGGGCATCGTCTACATCCTGGTCTGGCCGAATGCCGACGGCGAACCGGAAGCCTCGATCGAGTCGCCGCTACAGGTCGTGGTCGAGACGGCCCCGGGCCAGAGTTGGAAGCGCCGCGCCGCGCTGAAGCGATGGCTCGGCGACGACGGCAAATACCACGCCGAGCTCTACCTGCCCGAGGGCATCTACAAGTACATCAGCGCGCAATCGGGTGCCGACTTCAGTCTCACGAATTGGGGCAGCGTCGCGCAGTGGCAGCCGGAGACCGTCAAGCGCGAGCTCTGGCCGGTCAAGAACCCGCTCGGCGTCATCCCCATCGTGCCGCTCATCAACCGCCCGCGGCTCAATGGCACGAACCCGAGTGGCCTGTACCAGACGACCCGCGTCCCGGTGGGGGCGATGCTGCCCGACGACGGTCAGTCCGAGATCGCCAGCGTCATGAGCAACCAGGACGTCATCAATAAGCTGCGCGCCGACATCGTCAATGCCTCGGACCTCGCCGCCTTCCGCCAGAAGTGGCTCAGGAACTTCCAGGTCGAGATCGACAAGGAGACCGGGCAGCCGATCGAGCCGTTCCGCGCGGCTATCGACCGGCTCTGGATCCTCCCGCCACCCGATCCAGACGACCCGACCGCGAAGGACAACCCGACGGAGTTCGGCGAGTTCGAGGCGACCGACCTCAAGCCGCAGATCGCGGCCATCCAGAACGAGATTCAGCAGCTCGGCGCGATCAGCCAGACGCCGTACCACTACCTCCTGCCGCAAAGTGGCCAGCCGCCATCCGGCGACAGCCTGAAGTCGAGCGAGACGGGTCTCGTGGCCAAGGTCAACGACTCGAAGCTCCACAAGGGTGAGGGGCTCGAAGAAGTCTTCCGACTGCAATTCGCCTTCCGCAACGACGAGCGGGCCAACGACATGGGCGCAGAGATCGACTGGGCGAACACCGAGAGTCGCGCCGAGGCCGTCCACACCGACGCCATGAGCAAGTGGAAGACGCTCGGCATCCCGGATGAGGTGATCTGGGAAGAGCTCGGGCTCTCGCCGCGCCAGGTCGCCCGCATCAAGGAACTGCTCGCCACGGAGCCGCCGATGCAGGCTGCCGGCTTGCCGCTCGACGAGCAGATCAGCGCGGCGGGCGAACTCATCCGCGCCGGCTATGACCCGGCCGCGGCGCTCAAGGCGATCGGGCTCGACCCGATCAAGCACCTGGGGCTCTTGCCCATCACCCTTCAGCGGCCGGGCGCAGATGCGCCATCCGTTCCACCGAATCCACAAAGCCCCTTGTAACCGAAAGGACTGGCAGCTACGATGTCTGAAACGACCATTCCTGCGGGCGCGATGCCCGTCGCGGTCGGCGCGATGCCGACCCAGAGCTACCCGATCGGGCCCGCTTGGGCAGCCTACCGGCTCCCATTCCCGGGCGCGATCGGGGCCCGCGAAGCCGGGGTCTGTTTCGATGGCGAGGCCGGTGCAGCGACTGCACCCGCCACACCACCTGCGACTCCTCCACCGGCCACGCCACCTGCCGCTCCGCCTGTGACTCCGACTGCGCCCGCGACGGGCGACGACGATCCGGGGCTCGGTGAAGCTGGCAAGAAGGCGATCGCCGCAGAGCGCAAGGCCGCCAGGGAAGCCCAGGACGCCCTGAAGGCAGCCCAGACCGAACTCGAAACCCTGAAGTCCGCCACTCTGAGCGATTCGGAAAAGGCGATCAAAGAGGCCTCCAACGCCGCGACGGCTGCGGAACGGGCCAAGTGGCAGTCGAGCATCCGGTCAGTTCGCGTCGAAGCCGCTCTCCGCGTGGCGGGTGCGACCAACGAGACATTGCTCGACCTGGCCCTGAAGTCCGACCTCATCACCGCTCTCAAGGTCGATGAAGCCGGCAAGGTCACCGATCTCGACAAGGCCGTCGAGCAGCTCAAGAAGGACATCCCCGAGATGTTCGCCCCGACGGGGCCGGGCACGGTCCCCCGGGGTCCTCAGACAAGTCCAGCCGGCCAGGCCAAGACACTCGAAGAGGCCGTGGCCGGCCACTACCAGCAGCACAAGTAAGCCCAGCAACCTGGGCGACAGAAAGGACAACCGATCATGGCTGTGACCCTCGCCCAGGCGTCACTCAACGCCGCAAGCGACATCGATCGCATGGTCATCGACGAGTTCCGCAAGAGCTCGTTCATCCTCGACCGCCTGCCCTTCCAGCAGTCGGTCAACCCGGACGGCGGCGGCGCCACTCTGGTCTACGGGTACACCCGGCAGATCACCCAGCGCGCCGCGGCGTTCCGCGCCATCAACGCGGAGTACACGCCGACTCAGGTCACCAAGCAGCAGTACACGGTCAACCTCCGGCCGCTCGGTGGCAGCTTCGAGATCGACCGCGTTCTGACCGGCATCGGCGCCGTGTCCGAGGTGAGCTTCCAGCTCGCCCAGCTGGTCAAGGCGACGAAGGCCAAGTTCGCCAACGCCTTCATCAACGGCGACGTGGCGGTCGACCCGGACGGTTTCGACGGCCTGAACGTCGCGCTCACCGACTCCTCGACCGAGGTCGCCGGCCCCGTGGTCGACTTCACCGGCGTGACCACCCAAGCCACCGCCCTTGCGGTCATCCAGCGCATCAACGCCTGGCTGTACCTCCTGGACGGTGCGCCGGACGCGCTGCTCATGAACGGCCTGGCCAAGTCCTGGTTCAGCATCTGCGCCGCGTTCAGCGGGCAGTTGCGCTCGGCTCAGGACGCCTTCGGTCGCCCGATCGAGACCTACCGCGACATCCCGCTCATCGACGTCGGTGAGAAGGACGGCGTTTCCGACCTCGTGATCCCGACCTACGGCACCACGAGCGAAGTGCAGACGATCAGCGTCACGGCCGACAGCGGCACGTTCACGCTGACCTTCAACGGCCAGACCACGACCGCCATGGAGCACGACGTCTCCACGGCGAACATGGTCACGGCCCTCAACGCTCTGTCGAACCTGCGTTCGGGCGACGTGTCGATCACCGGCACGCCCGGCACGACCTACGTCGTGACGTTCGCGCAGGACTACGCCGGCGTCAACGTCCCGATGCTCGTCGCGACCGATGTCGATCTCGTGGGCACGGCCCATGCGGTCACGGTCGCGCAGACCACCAAGGGCGGCACGGGTGCCGGTGGGCTCACCGACATCTACGCCGTGCGCTTCGGCCTCGATGCCGTCCATGGCGTCGCGGTCCCCGGCCAGCTCATCAAGACCTGGCTCCCCGACTTCACCACGGCCGGCGCCGTGAAGAAGGGCGAGGCCGAGATGGGCCCCGTCGCGGTCGCGCTCAAGGCCTCAAAGGCCGCCGGAGTGCTCCGCAACTGCAAGGTCGCCTAGCCCCCAACGCGACT